ATAATCAACCCCACCAATACGAATGGATTCAGGTATCTTCATTAAAATCACCGCCTTTTTATGGTGTAATAAATATAAAGTATTGATTTTACAGGACATGTCAACATTTATGTTACTAACCTGTTATTATTCATCATCTTCTTCACCCAAGTCATCAGTTATGACAATAGGGATTGCACCTTCAACTTTCAATCTATCACTGAACATTCCAATGTGTTTCCCAAGAAGTTCAAGTGCTTTGATTTTGTCATAGGTCTTGACTTCTCTTTCTGTGATGTTTC